CAAGAACTTTATATTTTTTTACTTTATAATAATCCTTATCCTTAACATCAGCAGGAGTAAAAATATTCATAGAATTTTTATTTTGAGATGAGGGATAATCCTCCTCGTCTCGATTGTAACCAGATATCTCATGGATTAAACCCGGAATTTCTTCCCCTGTAATAGGATCAACCTTGTCTCCTAATTCAGGGTAGAGGTTAACGGCTTGTTCACCAGTAAGGATGGTGGAAAGGATAATACCATCCGAGTCGCTAAACCAACGATCACGTGAGCTGGGAGAAGCATACACTCTGAACGGATCAACATAGGTGAACTTAACGTCACCTCTACCAAAATCTGATTCTGAGTCAATATAAGCATACAAATACCCCATACCTGTAGTGGCATAATCCTGTATAGCTTGTTTCATTTGCCAGTCTCCATCTGATTTTTGCCACACATAACCAAGAATAGTTCTCCATAACGTAGCAACCTGAACATCCGAGTCTTCTCTTGGGGTTATAGTAAAAGCAGGGGGCCTAGAAGTTAACACCGCCTTAAACTTTTCAATAGCGGCAGATACACGATCCATAGGTATGTCTGCTTGATTCCTAGAAGCTAAATCATCAGATTCGTCATCTGTAAAGTGATTTCCTAAATAAAAATCAATATCCTTTCGAGCTTCTGTGTCCCAATCAGAACGAGCATCTCGCCATTCACGATATAACTCTTCATTGTACTTAGCCCTAGAATCTTGTTCCATGCTTAAAAAAACATACCTCTCATCATTATCATATTTTGCAACATTTGTCTTGTCATTTCTTCATCTGCACCTTTTTTCTTCTTTGGGTCTTGATAGTCTAAAGACTCTGAATTTTCTAATAAACCTTTTAATTTCAGTAGCTGTAATGTTTTCCTAGCTTTATTTACCGTATCCTGCTCAATGCTATCTTGCAATGCAGATGCTTCACGCCTCATGCCTAAAACGCTACCGGCATATACAGATGGATTTTCCTGTCTCATATTAATTTGCAACGGGTCTTTAGGTTGAGGTGGTAATGGGATACCCTCTTCTACAGGGCCACCATTTTGCATACCTAACAATCCAAGCATGTTTTGCCCCATGTAGTATTTTCCATTCCTATTTTCAGATATACCCGCAATCTCACCACCATCTTTAAATTCTTGCACTGTACCTTCTTCTATTTGTCTTATCGCCCTGTCTTTAAGGGCATCTGAGGTGTGGTACATTTCCGGATGATAAAAACCAGATACGGGTTCTTGATAAACCTTGCTTGTAGTTTCACCGTCAGTAACCACCTCTCTATAATCAAGAGGTAGGCTTTCAGCAACCGTTCCCTGTTCCCCTGAGGCTTGTGGAACAATGCCGTACAACAACAGATTCAATGCATCGGCCCTATTTTTTTCTAGAGGATTTAGACTTGGGTCTTTTCTTCTGTCGTGCTGTGTTAACTGATTAATCGCTCTCATTTCTGAAAAAAGAGGGTCTTCTTCACCCCTCCTTTCTTGCCAATCTGATTGCGGCACCAGTTCTTCATAGGCCGCCTGCCTTCTTCCTTGTGGGGTGACCAGTGCAAGCAAGTTTGATAATTTACCGACTTCACCACCGTTTTCGTATCCATGTATGGGTTTCACTTCCCCACCACCATACATGGGCTTTAATTGTTTAAGGGTATTCTTTACCATTATCTGGTTAATGGCTGAATGACCGTTTTCTTTATTGTTCATATACTTCAATGTATCTACTCCTATTGCTTTCACTGCATCTGGTGGAAAATACGTTTCCCCATTTGTCAATATTGCACTTTGACTGTTCTTCATATCTTCAGAATCCGCACTAAACAGACTTGCCAGTTTCTTTGCCCAAGGAAATTCTTTACTGCTACCTTCATTTAAAATAAAAGAACCTACTGGCAGTTCACCAAATCTAGTATCAGTGGTGGGCCCTTTCATTCTTTAATCTCAAAATGTGGAAAATCATCAAAGCGATTGTCCATTACTTGGAAGTCCTGATCCCAGTCTCCACCCCATCTTAGTTTATAGCCCATGCCCCTAGCAATGCCAAGAACGAACCCAGCAAAGAGGGTTTGTCGCTCCCTGTCCTCCCAATCCACAGGATAAGGGGTAACGTCAACGGCTTTAGAAGGGCTAGAATTATGCCTACCGTTAGGATACTTAACCTTAGTGCGTTTTTCATCATATAGTTTATTTTGCCTTTCCTTACTTCTGTGACCTTCTAGAATAGAGCAATCAACGTGTTTAATCACCTCATTGAACACATCTTGCAATCTTTGGTCACAAGTTGATAATCTTTTTTTTGATCTGTTTGAATACCTTGGCATGTTTGTATTTATCTATCTTATTTTAGCAATAAAAGGTATAATGGTGCAATTAAATTAAACTCTTGCACCTGTCATCCAGTTGTATGCCTTAGTTTGTATTCTTTTTACCGGATTATTTCTTTCTTTTAATAAATTCTCTTTAGATGTTTTTTGACTTTTGGGAGCTTTAGCAAAGTAATCCGCATAATATAACGCATCCATCACATCATCGTTTCTAGGCTTAGGATGTTCAAAAAACTCATCCACCAGCTCTGTCATTTCTCTTTGAATATATAATTTTTTAGAATTAACAATAGGGCCAAGACTGGTTTCCAACCTATCTTGTTTTTTGATTCTAGCCGGAGGCTTAACTCCTTTAAAAATACCCGGAAGAAGTCTTTTTTCTTTTGCGGAAAGCCGTGTAACCATATCCCGCACCATCTCCTGTGCCGCAACTGTCTCAATCGTAACCCTACGTACTGGCGAATACTTGTTCGCCAAACGTATAATTTCTTTGGGAACGTCAAATGTAGGTATTCGCTCACGGAAATACTCCAAGACATACCGATTATTACTGGAATCAATGCCCATAACAAGAATGACTTGGTAGTCAGAAGTCTCAGAAGCTGTTGCCGCAAGGTCAACACCCATGTAGATATTGATTGGGATTGCATCTTCACCGTCTATAAGATAATTAAATTTATTATTACATTCAACTTTTCCGTTATAATATTGCAATCTATCTATTTTAAAAGATGCATTTGTAATGTCACGAGCATCATTCATATACTCCTGAGCAAACTTATTGACCAAACCAGCTTCAATAAACTCCCGTTTTTTTGCTTCTAATTTCTTTTTAGAGAATTGGGACTCCCATAATGGGTTTCCATTTTCTATCGCTCTGTAGAAGTTTACATCCCAAGGATAGTCTCTTTTATCCTCTTTTGCCTTTTTCCAACCATCATACGTCATTTGCAGGTAAGAGT